GTTGATCTTTCTTGAGAGCTTTAACAGCCCTGCATTGGTGCTTAAAGTAGGCGAGCATACAATTAAGATGCCGGTAGATTGGCACATCTTAATTGGAGAAAAAGATATGGGCGACTTAGAAGTTGTGCCACTGACATCTATCAATGACAGAGGATTCAGCGTATTTTGTTTTAATCCTTTGTCGGGATTTAGGCCAGAGTTTTATCCAGTGGAAATCGTAGACATTTATCAAGACGTTAAATGGTACTTTCCAAAACTTAAACCCGGCCAGCTATTGGCAATACCTTTGGAAGCAAACACAGAGAAAAGCCTGTGTGTGTTTTGTGTAAAAGAAATTAGTAGACTAAGTGAAGTTGTAGATTTTAGTAAGGCCTGGTAATGAGCGAAAAGATGACGTTAAACAGTGAGCTACGTGCATTGGACAATAAGGATAGAAACTTCTACGACAGCCTAGATGCCGAGGATAAGAAGAAGTTTAGTCCATACCTAATGCTACGCTATAGTGCCAGCGTCGATGGACACCCGGACTTACAGGCCTGGTACCTACGTGCTACAAACGAACGTGTCAATGTAAACTTTTTTGATATTAGCACAGCCCAGCATAAGAAATTACAGTGGCTATTGTGTACAACTACCAGTCCTGGTATGGGTAGTCAAAAGCATTATTGGCTAGGAGCCAAGAAAGCAGAAAAAGACAACAAAGCCGTTAAATTTTTAACAGAAATATATCCTTTAGCAAAGCCGGACGAAATTGAGCTACTCACAAGACTTAACAGTAAAGATGATCTTAAAAACTTGGCTAGACAATATGGATGGGATGACAAAAGAATTAAGTCAGAGCTATAAATGTAAACACTGCGAAAAAGAGTTTCGCAAAGAGTCTACATTGACAGCGCATCTGTGCGAAGCTAAGAGACGACACCAACAGCAGAATGAAACTGGTGTACAATTGGGGCTTCGTGCTTACCTGCGCTTCTATGAAGTAACACAGGGCAGTGCCAAATTAAAAAGCTACGATGACTTTGCCAGCAGTCCTTACTACAATGCCTTTGTTAAGTTTGGACGCCACCTAGTGGGCATTCGTTGTGTTAGCCCTGCACATTTCATTGACTGGTTACTTAAGAACAATAAAAAACTAGACCACTGGTGCAAGGATGATTTTTACTCTGAGTGGCTGTCGGATTATCTAAAAAAAGAAAATTACAGAGATGCACTGGAACGTGGCATCAAGGAAATGCGGGACTACGCAGAAGATCGCCCGGAACTTAAAAATGGGTTTGTTGACTACTTCCGCTATGGCAACACCAATAGAATATGTTATCATATTGTCACTGGGCGTATTAGTCCTTGGCTAGTGTTCAACTGTGACAGTGGAGTAGAATTTCTGGATAACCTCAATGAGGAACAGGTTGTACTAATTATGCCCTGGATTGACACAGACTTTTGGCAACGTAAGTTTACAGAGTATATGGCAGATCAACTGGACACCAGAGAGATATTAAAAGTAGCTGGGTTATGACCAATCTTAAGATTGTCGCCAACGCAAGTAGAACATTAACATTGGTACAAGAGCTTAGAGACGCCGGCTACATACAAGGAACAGATTTTGAATTTACTTTCAATCCAAGTATCCAGGATAGATTCTCTGGGCCAACAAAGCCCAGCTATGTGCTTTTTAGGTTTAGACAAGAAGAGTTGTCGACCTTTTACAGATTAAAATGGATAGATGATGAAGTTTAACAGTGACATTGACATAGATTTTGCAGATCGAACACAGGCACTACGTTTAGTGGAACATACTCCTGCGGCCATCATTCGGAATGGGGAAATTAAAACACACAACACTGGCGTTTATGTAACAGATGTTCCTAGCGATGCTATGTCTAATACTGCTACATTGGATTATAATCAAGCAGAAGAACGTGGCTACGTTAAGCTGGACTTTCTTAATGTGGGCATATATTCAAAAGTTAAAAATGAAGAGCATCTAATGGAATTGATGCAACGAGAGCCAGAGTGGGATAAACTCTATGACCGTGAATTCTGTAGCCAGATAATTCACATTGGAAACCACTACGACACGCTGATTAAAATGCCCGAGGCAGTTAACACCATTGGGCGTATGGCTATGTTCTTGGCCGTAATTAGGCCGGGTAAACGATCTTTAGTTGGTCTGAACTGGAGAGAAGTCGCCAAGACAGTCTGGGAAAAGCCCAGTGACGACACATATTATTTTAAGAAATCCCACAGCGTAGCCTATGCACATCTTGTCACTGTGCATATGAATCTACTATCCGATCTTGCGAACCAAGGTAATTGATCTGCGTTTGCTACGTTTGCTGGCAATTTCTTTAAGGCTGACGTAGGGTCCAAACTGTATTTTAACGTCTTTGCTGTTCATTGTTTTTAAACAAACTCTGAACTCTGTCCAGTCTGATTTTAGAAATACATTAATAGGTATTAGCCTATTGCTTTCCCACCACCACTGGTCACCTAATTCTAGGTATTTTTTCTTTTGATCTTCACTTTTCAACGCACTAAAGTCGTAGATAGTAGTGACAATATCGTCAACATTTTGTATAATGCCGATGTAATCGTTGCCCCCATAAGTTAGATAACTTATAAAAGGGTATTTTTCTAGTAGTTTTTTGATATCAGGTTCTTCCACGATTTGGCGCTAAATATGTAAAATGCAAGTAGTCAAAACATATTTATATCCTAATATCGCCGAGGTTCAAATAATGGACATCGGCTTTTACAAATTGAGGGCACGAGTTGTGTACAGTAGACCTATAAAAATATATCAGGGGGTAGACAACCCTATCCAAGTCTTGGTTAACAACCAAGACAACAAAGCTGTTTCTGTCAGCGGCTATGCTGTGCAAGCAGACATACAGGATCCAACAAATAAAGTTACCATCAAGAGTTATGCCGTTGAATTTGACAATGTCAATGTGAGTCGTGGCAAAATTATACTTGATCAATTTACCGTAGATAGCTTGGATCAGCGATTCTATAAACTAACATTTAAACTAATCAAATTAAGTGACAACACCGAACAACCATTGTACATAGATGCTAATTATGGTGTGCCATTGGATCTTGAAGTATTACCAGGCTACTACTCTGAAGTAGAAGTACAACCAGGTATTGACGTAAGCACACTAGACGCTGGATTTATAAAATGACAATAGCCAACATTAACATTAGAGAAGTCTTACTTAAAAGAGGTAATACAGCAGTCAGCGCGGATTATGTAGGTCCGCTAGGTGAGGTAACTGTGGATACTGGCCTAAAAGCCCTTAGAATACACGACGGTATTACACCGGGTGGTAATCTAATAGCTTTGACAGGCAGCACAACGAGCGGCAGTACTGATAGACTAACCAGTGGCAATGCTGAACTTGTTTTAGAAAATGACGGTATTATTACATCCGTAATGTTTCCGGCGCGGGGTACAGGTAAGATAGGAATTTCAGGTTCCGAAATAAGTACTACTCCTGCCGGTGAAGGAAATTATTCAGCACCGTTAGTATTAAGTTCATTCTCTAACGATGTTTGGATTAGTGCCAATGGAATAGGGCCGAGACCTAAATGGGAATTTAAGACAAACGGAACTTTAAATGTGCCAGTTCCACAGGGCGGATTGTTTACATTAACACTTTCCTCAGCAAACTTTATCCCAAGAGAAGGCAAAACTACACTTACGTTAAGTGGTGCACCTTGGGTATTACAAGGCCAGATACAACGAAATGCCGATGGCTCTGCCGAATTACAGTTAAATCAAATATTTCCGCAAATTGATAATCCAGGTTATGTGTCAGGTGATACATTTACATTTGACGATCAAGTACATCATCTATTTGGATTCGATTTAGAAATTGGATTAGCTGATGTTGTACAAGCCGGGCCGGCTGGCTGGACAGCAAACTTACAAGCAAATCAGCTACCAGATTACCCGTCAACAGTTAATTCAGACGGTGCTATTAAACTTACATCTAACGAAAATAGTTGGGTCTTTGATGCATTTGGCACTCTGCATCTACCGCCAGAAGGTGACATATTAGACAGCAATGGCAATAGCGTATTGGGTGGTGATGAATTTAGTGGCGACTACAATGACTTAACTAACAAACCAGCGGCGCAAATTTTACAAGCACCGCAATGGAATACACTACATAATCTTGGCACAGGAAACAGATACCTAATAGGAGACTTAGTTTTTGATAGTGGAAATATCTATCAAGCTATTGCTGACAGCGAAAGTCAATATACCGCAGTGGGCGATCCTACATATTGGAGAAACTTAGGCGCTGGTATTAGATTACAAACAGACTATCTAGATCTTGCTAATAAGCCAAGTATCCCTACAGACCTTGCTGACTTAACAGACAATAATAATTTAATAACCAGCGGTGCAACTGGACCACAGGGACCCATTGGACCTCAAGGCCCACAAGGAGATACTGGTGCAACTGGCCCTGCTGGAGCAGATGGCGCAACTGGACCACAAGGGGATATTGGAGCAGATGGCGCAACTGGACCACAAGGGGATATTGGAGCAGATGGCGCAACTGGACCACAAGGAGCAACCGGCGATACTGGTGCCACTGGTCTGGCCGGAACAAATGGAATAGATGGCGCAACCGGACCACAAGGAGTAACCGGCGATACTGGGGCAACTGGTCTGGCCGGGACAGATGGCGCAACCGGGCCACAAGGAGTGCAAGGGCAGACTGGCGATACTGGCCCACAAGGGGCCACCGGAGCAATCGGAAATACTGGTGCCACCGGCCCACAGGGGGTTAGCGTTACCTTGGTAGGAAGTACAGCAACTAACGCAGGTCTTCCTGTAACAGGTAATCCCGGTGATGGCTGGATTGTTACAGACACTGGCGATTTATGGTTTTGGAGTACAGTAGCTAGCCAATGGGAAAACATTGGAAAGATTGTGGGTCCACAAGGTGGCCCGGGCCCAATTGGCGCTAGTGGTCTACAAGGGGCCACAGGAATTGCAGTTAGTAAATTTGCCATATACGGACAAAGATCTACTAATATTACAGCAAACTCGTACTTTGGATTTGGCAACGGCAGTAACTCTCTTGGGTCTGGTGTTACCCTTCCAGAGAATGTAACACTCATAGCATTGACTGTGGATGCAAATACTGCATACACTGCCAGTGTTTCGATTGAAGTTTTAAAGAATACTGTTGCAACTGGGCAATTTGCCAATGTGGCAATTGGTAGTACCAATACTGTAGCGGATAATTTAAACTATTCGTTTAACAAAGGCGACACACTTAGCTTTGTGACACGCACTGGCGCCGGTGGTACCGAAACTGTTGTTACCGCTTGGTTTACCACTATTACTGGAACTGTTGCCTACTCCACAGACGGCGCCACTGGTGCAACAGGACCACAAGGTGCAACAGGCAATATTGGATTAACTGGCGATACTGGTGCAACAGGCCCACAAGGTGCAACTGGATTGCAAGGACTAACCGGCCCCAGTGGACCACAAGGATCAATTGGTCTTGCTGGAGCAGATGGAGTAGACGGTGTAACTGGCCCACAGGGTGCAACGGGCAGTACTGGATCAACTGGGGCCTCTGGTGCAACAGGACCACAGGGTGCCACCGGTGCAAATGGATTAGGCACTACTACAGGATCTTGGACATTGGCACCGGGTGCTAACACAGTGAGTCTTACAGTTACACCGAATCGCACATATTCTATGTGGGTTAACGGAAATATTCCAAATGGTATTGTTATGTGGAATGCTACAGTGTCACTGGCAAACACAAATGTACCAGCGGTTGGTAGTCAATATGCTTGGTATTATGCGGCAGGAAGTGCATTAGTTTTTACATCAATACCAAATCACATCGTTGGTACAGCAGGTGGTATTAGCACTAATAGTGTTGCTACTGGAACTTCTAACGTGTTTACCTTTGGTATAACAAATAACAGTGTCTCCAATCAAACAGTCAATTGGGGATATGTCGAGCTTTAATTGAGAGATTGATATGGGAATTAAAAGTCAATTGACAACAGCCTGGAAAAAACTGGGCTAAATACAGGATATAAGAGGATTTAAGATGCCAACATTAACAGGTTATGAAGGGGTTACCAGCTCGTCGGTGCGAACAATGGGACCGGGTACCCAAACTTGGACAGTAAACGCCACTGGTGCTTTTGCCGTAGGCAATCGCGTCAGGGTTATTGCCAACAGAACAAATTGGGTTGAGGGAACAGTGTGGATTGTTAGTGTTAACAGTATTACTGTTAACACAGACACTGTGTATGGTACCGGAACATTTAATAGTTGGACTTTCTCTTTGACAGGACAATTAGGTTTAATGGGCGCAACTGGCCCAGCTGGTATTGGTGCTCGTGGAATAACTGGAGATCGTGGACCTTCTGGCGTTAGAGGTGCAACAGGACCCGCAGGCCCATCTGGTCCTATAGGCGGCCGAGGATTTACTGGTAGTAAAGGCGATACTGGCCCAGCCGGTGCGGCTGGCACAGCAGGCGGCTACACCGGTAGTGCTGGTGGCGTAGGATTTACAGGCAGTAAAGGTGATGCTGGTACTCCCGGTGGTGCCACAGGAGCACAGGGTTTTGCAGGTAGTCGCGGAGAAACAGGGTTTACTGGTAGCCAAGGTGAAAGAGGGCTACAAGGCGGACAGGGACAAAAAGGTGATGTTGGCAATGTTGGAGCAACAGGCCCCCGCGGATTTCAGGGAGCAACAGGACCAGATGGATACGTAGGAAGTCAAGGAGCAACCGGCATACCCGGAGGTCAGGGCCTAACTGGATCGACTGGTCCAATTGGTGCAACCGGATTTATTGGCCCACAGGGCGCCACAGGAACGCAAGGCTTAACTGGATCGACTGGTCCAGCTGGCGGCCCAACTGGTGCAACTGGTATTGTCGGATATACAGGTAGCCAAGGCAACACTGGCGCAACAGGGTTGCAGGGTGCCACAGGACCAACAGGTGCAACTGGAGTTAAAGGTGATACAGGTGAAGTTGGCGCCAGTGGAGTTGGTGAACCGGGCTATACTGGTAGTATAGGATCTCTAGGTTATACTGGTAGCCAGGGCAACATTGGTTACTCTGGTAGCCAGGGTATTGTGGGATACACTGGTAGTATAGGACCCAGCGGCCCACCAGGACAGGTTACAGGCGGCGATGCTAATCTTGGTAACATTGTTATCAGCAGACTAACCAGTTTAAGCACCATTGTTGAACGAATAACCTACATCTCTAATGCCACAGGGGTAGTAGAACATAATATGGCCAATAGTGCAGTATTTGTACATAATACGCCAACCGCAAATTGGACTGCTAATATTACCAACTTCCCCGCATTGAGTAATGTAGCTTCTGTTGTCACTATGGTTATTAACCAAGGTGCTACTCCTCGATACGCTAGTGCTGTGCAAATTAATGGAACTAACGTGACTGTTAAGTATCTAAATGGTACTACTCCTTTAATTCGTGCATTAAAAACAGACATTCAGAGTTTAACAATACTTAAACCAGATGCCAATGCCGCAATTTCAACCTGGACAGTGGTTGGACAAATTTCTACATTTGGATAATTTATGCCAGTAGCAAGTACTTCAGACGGACTATGGGGATGGGGAAGACCTTATCAAGATCCCGAGTTGGATATCCCAGGGATGCAACTTCAGATAAACCCAGCTTACAAAGGACGCACTACCTGGGACACAGGACTAGATGGTCCTTTAATATTAGAGCCCAACGGCAAGGTAATCAGTTATACAGTAACTTCCTTGACCACTGGCAACCTAACGTTTCAACTTTGGGGTGCAGGTGGTGGTGCTGGCGGCCAAGACTCTGTTGTAAGAGGCGGCAATGGCTCTGCTGGGGGATACGTTGAGGCCACTGTGGCTGTTCCGGTGGCTAAAACTGCTTTTACTGTGGGCACAGGCACGGGTGGTAATATTGGAGGGTCTAACTACACCGGTGTACTAAACAATGAGTCAGGGACTCCGGGCTTGCCAGGCGGGCACCCTGGCAGCGATCCTGGTGTAGTCGGGGCGTCGGGTGG